CCAGTATCGGCGACGCTGACGCTGCACGAGCTTATAGCCTTCGATCGGCTTGCCCTCTTCGAGCGCAGAATATGCGGCGGCACGCACAGACTTGGCCCAGTCCTCGACTTGCTCGGCTTGCTGTAGCATCTCGCCGAACTCGACAGGGTCGATTGACGTGGACCGTGGATCGCGATCGAGAGCGTGCTCGACCTGGCTGCGTTTTGCGGGGCACGTTGGCGCTGCGTTGCACCATCTGCACCATTTACCTGGGACCGGATCGCCGACGTCGTCCGCCAGGATCTTGCCGACGGCGCGCTTCATGCCAGAGACATATCCATCGAGCGCTTCGCGCGTAATCGTGCCATGGCTCAAAGGCTCGTCCTTGGCTGGTTGTATAATAGCCAGGACGATTTCCTTATCGCCTTCGAAGAATTCTGGCACAGTCTCGAGTGCGGCACCCGCGTAGAATTTAAGCTGGGTATTGCCGGCACCGCCGTTGACCATCACCCCGCGGCCGAATTTCCAGTCGACGAGTAACGCGTGCCGTGATGTCGATATCAGCAAGTCGCACGTACCAAAACCATCGAACTCTTTATAGGCGACACGGGCCTCGGTGATGAGGTCGTATTCGTCAATTCCATATGCATCGAGCAGTGCGTCGAGTGCCTCAAGCGCGGGCCGCACAAGTTCCTCGGCCAAGCCGGCCGTCATCTTGGCACCCGCCTCCGTGTAGCCGGTCAGCTTTACGGGATCGATACCTTCGTTCACGCAGCGCTCGACGACCGAGTGCAGCATCGTGCCTTCATTGGCGTATTTCGAGCTCGGCGGCGTCGGCGCTGCCAGCTCGAGCTTGTGGCTGGCCAGGCAATTCTCTCGACGCTCGGCAATCGATCCGCCTATGAGCGAAGAGTGTTCAGCCGGCATCGGCCTTCGCCTCGTCAGGCGACACCGTTGATAGCAGCGACATGAACTCGCCTGCCATATCGTCCATTTCGTCCCTTTGCTCTTTTATGCAGCGCACCAGGGCGCGAACGAGATCGTGCGACGGGTTTACTTCGAGCTCTATGGCGTCGAGGTCGTTCATATCGAGGCGGTCGATCTGATAACTAAGCGGCATGGTGTGTCACTCCTTCTCCGTAAATCACCGACAGTTGGCGGGACTTTCTCATTAGTGTTTTCTGTATTGCCTCATCGAGAGAGTTCTCCAGGTGCAGGAAGCGCGCGAGGACCGCGTTCCGTTGACCTTTGCGATGAACGCGCGCGACCGCCTGCGCGTTATTTGCCGGCACCCAATCGGCGCCCACAAAGACAACATCTTGACAGGCACCATTTGCGTGCAGCGTGATCGCGGTCGATGCTGCGTTCGTCTGCCCGATGATCACGCGGTAGTCTTCCATCACCTGGAACGCGTCGATCGCGTCCTGACGCGCTTTCGGTGAGACAGCGCCGTAAATCGCACGCGGTGTGAACTCTTTGAGCCCATCTTGCAGCGCTTTAATTGTGTCGATGAATGAACAGAAGATGACGACCTTCTGCATCGCGCCGTCGCGCAGCTCCTGTCGGATCATCTCAATCGCGTCACCGACTTTGCAGAGCTCTGTCGCCTTTCGCAGGGTCGTCAGATGCATCTCGAAAGTTTCAGCGCCGGCCGCACCTGCGAGAACAGCGTCGATCTGGTCGCGATATTCTTCTTCGAGCGATCGGACATTGCGCGCGGTTTTGTCGCCCGTAACAGCGATCTCTGCAAAACGACACTCGGGCAAATCGTGCAAGACGTCTTCTTTTCGGACCGTGTCGACGACCGGATCCAGCGCCAACCATAGACGTCCGCTCGGCTCGACCTTGCTGCCGACAATTTTCTCCCCCCACGGCGTCTCGATCGTCTGACAATACGCAGCGCGGAATTGGTAATAGTTCATGGGCCGGCCGAAATGGTCGATGACCTCCGGATGGCGGCTGTGTACCCATGGGAAAATTTCGGAAATGTTATTGGGGCAAGGTGTACCCGTCAGCCCCCAAACGTACCGGGCCCGCGACGCGACACCGCGGTGCCCGAGGATCCGGCCGGTGCGCTTGCTGGTGTGGTTCTTTAAGTATTGAACTTCGTCGAGCACAAGCACGTCGATCGTAAGGTCGAGGAGCTGCTCGAGGACCGCGTCCCGGTTTACGAGATCGTAGGAGAGTATATAAAAGTCGGCGCCGGCGATCTTATCGGCACCCTTCTCGATGACTTTGACCGTGTACCGTGACCCGTGGATCGCTTCGATTTCACGCTTGGCGTTGCGCCGCGACACAGCGGGCCCGATCCAGACACAGACACCGTCCTCGATGCAGTCGCCTGCGGCCTGGGCAGCCGGGTACGTTTTACCAGTGCCCATGTCCCAGTGTAGAAGAGCGCTGTCGCAATCTTTCAGGAATTCAACACCAGCAACCTGGTGGGGCATTAGCTCTATCGACATCAGCTAACCTCCCAGGCGATCGCTAAATAGTTGATCGCGTCCTCAATCGAATCTTTAAAGGTCTCGCTGTCGCAATCGACGCGGCGTGCGCGGTCGAGCTTCTCGATGACGTTGCCAAGCACGATGTCTTTAGGCGTGCGCTCGTTAAAAAAGAACGCATTCTGTAAGTCTGCCAGCTCTTTATAATGCACACTGGCAGAGCCGTAGATGCCGTCGCGCTCTTTAAATGTAGACAGCGCGCTTTCAAGCAGATCAATGGCGCTGCGCTGATTCGTTCCCTCACTCATCGTTTATTCCTTCCCTCTCTTGCTTGTATCGAGCAATCAACAAAGCCTCCGCCCGATCGGCATCTTTCTTCCTGGACAATTCGTCCGCGAGCCGCGGCCATTTCTGTATAGCCAGGAGGCGCGCGTCTTCTTTATGAGCCGTCAAACGGAAGTGCCTCTTCCACGCGTTCGGTGTCACGTATTCCACCGGTATCTGTAATGCGCCTATCACGCCTTCGACGACGCCGCAGGCCTGCCCGAATCGAAACGACGAACTGACACCTTGTTTGGGCATCGCGTGGACGCGCTCAAAAACAGCGCAATCTGGCGCCCAGGACCGCACAACGCCGGCGAGCTCGGCCCCCAAGACGACCCGGCGCTTTAGCTCGCCTGCCGTCGGGATGTCGCGGACAGCAAGAAAACCGTCGCCCAGCATGGCGATCGCACCGTTCAGCCCTGGATCGACCCCCAGCACCTTCATCTGCCGCGCGCCTTTTTTGCAGCCATGCGCTGGTAGAACAGCTCTTCAGGCAAGCCCGCGATCATGTCCGAGGTGATGCCGTAGAGCGTGTCGGTGTAAGCAACCACGTCCGTTTTGACGCGATATCCCTTTGCGGCCCAGCTTTCTTCGATTTCTCTCGCTGCCCGCTCGTTCGCTCTGCGGCTCCGAAAGTCACGTCCTCTTGATTTATTAGACACTAGGGGCTGCCTCCTCATGACGACGCAGAACCGCCTCAACCGCCCTCATCTTGCGAAGAGGGTCAGTATCCTGGCGGCGCCAGCGCTGGATTGTGCTCTCGGAGATCTGAGCCTCGCGGCACAGTTGCGACAGTGATAGGTTTACCGCTGTCGCCCGTTGTTTGATTTCGTCGAAGGTCAAAAGGCTCATTTCAGATTGCATTCCTTTAATACGAGAGCACAATAATAAGCATTTTATAAATTAATGCAAAGATTTTCTGCAAATGATAATTTGAGTTTGCAAATATGCACGCGTGCCATTAAGGCTACTTATCAACGAACCGGTAAAGTAGCCGATGACCGACGGACAACGCCGGCAGAAATGAGGAGAAAACGGATGCGAAAGCCTGAAATGGTGGGCTTTCTTGGTTTCGACGAAACGACGTCCTCAAAGCCGTCAGTGATGAGGCGTGTCGCCGAGCGCGGAAAGACCGATAAGATTCAGGAAGCGCGTGAGATACTGGAGAGTGTCAAAGCGCTCACCGGCATGTCTTTCTCCAAAATGGCAAACGAGGCGGGTTTCGCCGCGTCGACGGTCTCGCGTTTTATCCGCGACCCTCAATTCATGATCAAACCAAGCACGCTACTGTCGATCGTCACCCGTGCCGCGGACATCGCAATTGAAGACTTCGATAGCGGCGACATAACGGCCGTCGTCTCGTTGCCGTCGGACGAGCCTGTGCCGGGGACCTGGTCCCGGCAGAAACGCATCGCGCACGAACTTATTCAGCTTCGCGCTCGAGCCGAGAAAATGCAGGAAAGCCGCGTGGTCACTGTATCCGCGAAAGCGAGCTTCACTGACAGCGCGATTCGGATTGTCGGTGCGGTCGAGGCCGGCGTCTTCCAGGAAGCCTTTGAGCTCCCGATCGAAGAGCAGGAGACGCTCCCCGTCGGTGCTGAGAGATTTGGGCCTGGCGCTTTCTGCCTCGAGGTCCGCGGCGACTCGATGGACAAACGCTTTCCTGCGGGGACGCTTCTGATCTGCCGGGCGTTCGACCCCGAGACCGAAAACCTGCCCGATAACCGGTTTGTTATTGCGATGCGGCGCGATAGCCGTACGGACCAAATCGAAGCCACTGTGAAGAGATTGGTCCGAACTGCAAGTGGCGGGTCTTACGTGTTGATCCCCGAGTCTAATAACCCTGTTCACGCGCCCTTGCCGCTCGAAGATCTCGGAGAATTTTCTATATACATCTCGGCCGTTGTTTTGGCGGCCGTTACCGCTGTTTAATTTTAGTTGCATCCCTGCTCTCCTCTCGAGAACTTGATACAACACATCGATTATAGTGGGTAAACTATCTTCGGCAGTTAATCGTTGCGCCTTGGCAACGAGCTGTCATCCCTCGACAGCTCGTTCCCGAAATTCGACAACAAATATTTTAGAAAGCAATCTTATCACCCGTCATCTCGATGCTTTTGTCGGGGCGTTCTTCTTCGCCCAACGCGTTCCAGAAAATTCTCTCGATGAGCGTCTCATGATCGTTTCTGGTGACCGATCCCTTGACTTCCTCCTCTCTAGTCAAGCGACCCATCCGGCGCATGTCAGCCAACGTCGTCACAAAACGAGCGAACTCGACAACGTCGGGATCTGTACATTTGCTCCATACACGTTCGGTTGTCTGCTGCAACAGTTTCACCGTCGGCACGTACACCGACGCCTTGCTACCCTGGCCCGCAGTCTTTTTAAAAAACCCCAGCTCTACGCCCTCGTTTAATACGTTCGTGATCTCTGTGCGCCCAGCTCCTCCGTCTAAGTCAACCTCGATCTGACTCACCGTTATCGGGGCCCTGGTCTCCAGGACAGCGAGGACGCAATGCCGGCTTATCCGCCGATGTTTTTCAGTTCCCCTTTTCCACCGCGCTATATCCGCGTCCTTATAGAGATCCCCGATTCCTTTTTGCGAATCAATCCTGAGTCCCGCCTTTACCATAGCGCGCGCCACAACGACGCGATGCCGCCAGAACCAGGTCGCACAGAGAACGCTAAAGCGCTTACCTTCCTCGGCACACAGCGCCTGGATCGATTGCAGATATTCGATCGCGTTGCTCTCGTGCTCTTTCCGCGTGGGTCTCCTGTTTTCGGGGCTTTCAGCCTCTTCAACTTTTGTCCTCGGATGTTTTTTAGACATTTACCGTTCCCTTTCCTTATTAATTTGCATTTTTATGTGCATTTTATGTTTGCATAATGCTCATAAATGCATATAATCATAATGCACAGTAATGCATATTTTTGGAAAAGGGAACAAGAAAATGACAACAGCAACACAACACCGCATCGCCGCCGAGGCGCACTTTAAGGAAGAAGCTGACAGCTTCGAGCGCTGCGATACTGACGGGTTTCTGTCTCAGTGGTCGAGCAACATACACGGCCAGCTTGAACTCGTTCGCGAGCGGATTGCTTTCGATGGTGGCCTCGCCGATTTCGCGGGTCTTTTCGAGGTCGAGGGCGACCGCCGCGTGAAGGCGAAACAGGTTCGCACTAAGTTCGGTGCAGCCTGGGTCTTGCACGAAGACGAGGTCGATCTGATCGCCCGCCGCGGCAAGGTGTTCCTCCCCTTTGGTGAGAATAGCCGCGTGCTCCGCGAGCTGGGCTTGCGCCAAGGCTTAGAGGAAGCCCCGGCGGCGGCGTGTCTCGACGGCCAGGGGCGTGGACTTGGGTCACTTCACACCGTCCACGTCAAAGTGTTTAGGACGGGGTGCAAGTGGGGTTCGGACGCGAGGGAGGTGAGCTAATGAACGACCCAAGACATGAAGCCTGCATATCCTTCGCCGCACGCGAAAAGCAAAATCACTACGCGGCGGAAGGTTGGGACGATTGCGATATCGACCTCGACGAAGACGAGGAAGATCGGATAGCGCGTATCGACGCGCTGCAAGACGACTTCTACGACTGAGAAGGAGACAACAAATGGAGCAGTTCCCTCCCCTCCCCACCTTCCTCGATCGCCGGGACGAAAAGCCCCGGCGCATCGTGGACCGTAAACCGCGGACCGTGAAACGTCGTAAGAGCGGCCGCCCGCAGCTCGTCACCGTTCACCTGGAAGACCAGGCCCCGAGAATCGGCAGCGGCCGCCGC